GGGGTGTTTGAGTCCGAGCGCGATGCAGTGCTGGCATGCGGGGAGCATGAAAACTACTTTGTAGGCCCTGCATTGCTCGGAATGCCTTTCCCGCATGAAATGGTGCCGTGGGAAGGCGCTTACTATCCAAATCAGGTAGAGGCATGACGGTCTTCAACGTTATGGATTGGGTTGTTTTGAATAAAACGCCTGACTATGAATTTAAGCCTGATTGGATGACCTTGGTTAAAGGCATGGGCGGGGTAATTGTTGGGCATCATGCAGAAAACGACGAGCTTGTTCTTGTGAAACTTGATGCCGGATATTGCATGTATATCAATGCCGTTGATATTGACCTTGACCAGTAAATATGACCCCGGAACAGAAATTCCTCTTTGACCAGCTAACCCACTTGCAACAGGGGGTTGCTACCAACTGGCTTGCCGGGATGACCCAAAGGCAGGCATATCGCCTTGCTGGGGGGTCGGCTGAGGATGACGCAGTGGCGGATTCGTCTGCTTCGGAAATCCTGAGTAATCCCAAGGTTAAGGCCTTCACTGATGCCATGAAGGATGAGGCCGTTTCTGAGGCCGTAATGTCCCGCAAAGAGGCTTTGGAGAAGCTTTCCAGCCTCGCCCGTACTGACCTGAAGGACTTGGTTGATTTCGGCTCCTATGAGCTTGGAGTAGACCAAGAGTCCGGCAATCCCATCATTCAGTCTACGTGGAAGATCAAGTCAAGTGCATTGCAAGACCCGAAGCAGATGGCGGCAATCTCGGAGCTGACTGTCGGGCGGGACGGGATCAAGATCAAGACGCATAGCCAGATCGAGGCTATGAAGCAGCTTGCCAAGATGCAAGGGTGGGAGTCTGCCCAGAAGATCGAGCACACCGGGAAAGCCGGTGGGCCGATCCATACCGTCCGGGAGCTGAGCGAGGACGATCTAGAGGCAATCGTTCGCGGGGCCGCGCAGAAACCGGCTGAGGATGAGTGACGATTACGCCTGCTGAGGCTGCTCAAGAGCTTCTAAGCCGCCGTCGCGCTAGGCGGATGCTGGCAGAGTACATCGCGTACACCAGCAAGAAATACAAGCGCTCGAAGTTTTCTGATCTGGTCTGCTCGGCGATTGATCAGTTTATCGAGGATGTGTTTGCCGGAAAGCGGCCCATCCTCGTTCTCCAAGCCCCGCCCCAGCATGGCAAGTCGGAGATAGTCAGCCGGAAACTACCGGCTTACCTGATGGGCAAGTACCCTGATCTGCGTATCGGGGCTGCGAGTTATTCCGATGCCTTGGCCGGGACGATGGCTCAGGATGTGCGGCGCAATCTGGCGAGCGAAGAGCATAGAACCCTGTTTCCTGTAGAGGTTGGAAGCCGCCGCTATGACGTGAACCGGATTGGGGAATTCACGACGCCTGGGGGAGAAGGCTCCTATCTGGGCGTAGGCGTAGGGGCTGGCCTAACTGGCCGTCCGCTGGATATCGGCATCATTGATGACCCAGTAAAAAACCAGCAAGAGGCGCTAAGCCCGGTGACGAAGGAGGGGCATTGGTCTTGGTATCAATCCGTTTTCACGACCCGCCTATCTGAGAATTCCGGCCAGATCATCATGGCTACGTCATGGGCTGAGGATGATTTGCCCGGGCGGATTCTGTCGCACTATGCCGGTGATCCTCGCCTCAAGGTGCTTCGGTTCCCGGCCATCAATTCCCCGGATGAGGCTGGCTATAACTCAGAGTTGCCCGAAGGCCCATTGGTTCCGCAGTTGCACAGCCTGGAGAAGCTGCTGGAAACTAAGGCGCTGTTTAGTGACTACTGGTGGGCAGCGCTCTATCAGCAGTCGCCTAAAGCCTTGGGCGGCAACGTCTTTAAAGAATCCGCGATCCAATACTACCTGCCCAAAGACCTGCCGCAGAAGTTCGATAAGGTTCTGGCAAGCTGGGATTGCACGTTCAAAGACACGGACGGCACGGATTACGTTGTCGGGCAGGTATGGGGGAAGAGGGGTGCTGATTCCTACCTGCTGGCCCAGGTGCGTGAGCGCATGTCATTCACCAAGACCGTTGAGGCCGTGGTTAAGCTCAGGAACGAATGGCCGCAAGCCATCGAAATCCTGATCGAGGACAAAGCCAACGGCCCGGCAGTCATTGATACCTTGAAATCCCATGTGCCCGGCATCCTGCCCATTGAGCCGGACGGGTCCAAGCTGGCTAGGGCGCACGCGGTTACATCCTACTGGGAAGCAAAGAACGTATGGCTCCCCAGTCCTGAGGTGTGCCCGTGGATCAAGGGCTTTGTGTCCGAGCTAACCGCCTTCCCTGCATCGGCAAACGATGACCAAGTAGACGCTATGACCCAGGCCCTGCGCCGTCTTTACCCATTGATGGGTAGGCTGAACATTACGGCGGGGGCACTAGCACAAGCCATGCGCAGGCGGTAGAATCCCGAAAGCAAGCACATATTCATGCGTGCATCAATTCGGGAAAACCATGAGTGACGACAAGCCCCAGCGTAGAAAAGTTCCAGGCCGCGCAAGTGGCGGAAAAGCAACAGCCGCCAAGCTGACGCCGGAGCAGCGGAGAGAGCGGGCGCGATTGGGGGCTTTGGCGCGATGGGGTGAGGCGAAAGAGGCCAAGCCGATTGAGGTGCAGCGCGGGCTGTCTGAGGGCATGGCGGCTGCGGTGGACAAGGCTAGGGGCACGATTCAGGCTCCAAAGTTCGCGCCGCCCGTTCTAATGCCTGGGGTTGTTCCTGCTGGTAAGGCCCCGGCTATTGCGATGGACTACAACCCGGGCGCGTATGAATACGCCAATTTGTCCTGGGGTACATCGCAGTTTGAGCCATTCCCTGGCTATCCGTATCTCGCAGGACTAGCGACTCGTGCAGAATATCGAGCGTTTGCCGATGCGCTCTCTTCTGAACTTACCCGCGAGTGGATCAAGTTCAAGGGCGCTACCGATACCGAGGAAGGCGCGGAACAGGACAATACCCGCATTCCTGAATTGGAGGCGGCAGTAAAGCGCCATAACATACAAGACATTTTTAAGCTTGCAGCAGCGCAGGATTGTTTCTTTGGCCGCGCGCAGATCGCTATCAACATTCGCGGGGCCGATCCGATGCTTCCGCTGGTGTTGTCGCCCAAGACGGTCAAGCGAGGCTCCTTAGAAGGCTTCACGGCAATTGAGGCGATGTGGACAACTCCAAGCGTCTATAACGCCATCGACCCGACTGCTCCGGACTTCTACAAACCCAGAGAGTGGTTTGTGCTGGGTAAGCAAGTTCATGCCTCGCGCCTGCTGACCATTGTCACGCGGCCCCTGCCGGACATGCTGAAACCGGCCTACAACTTCTCGGGGATGAGTCTGTCTCAGTTGGCGGAGCCTTACGTTAACAACTGGCTGCGCACCCGTCAGAGCGTGGCGGACCTGATTAACAACTTCTCGATTACCGGGCTTAAAACCAATATGGCCCAGGTTTTGCAGGGGCAGTCCGATGGGGCTAACATTTTTGCCCGCGCCGACTTGTTTACTCTCACGCGGTCTAACAAAGGCGTCATGCTCTTGGACAAGGATGCGGAAGAGCTGGTGCAGGTCAACACCCCGCTTTCTGGGCTGCATGAGCTACAGGCTCAATCCCAAGAGCACATGTGTACAGTTTCGCGCATGCCTGCCGTGATCCTTACGGGAGTCTCTCCGTCCGGTCTTAATGCCTCCAGCGAGGGGGAGATTCGAGTTTTCTATGACTGGATTGCATCTCAGCAAAACGCATTTTGGCGTCACCCATTGGAAATCTGCATCAAGCTAATCATGCTTGACCTGTGGGGCGAGATTGACGAAACTATCACATTCGAGTTTAACCCGCTGTGGCAGTTGTCGGCCAAGGAAGAGGCCGAGATTCGGAGCGCTAACGCTACTGCGGCGACGGCCTATATCGACCGTGGCGTGTTGTCGGCTGAGGATGTGCGAGGCAATCTGTCGAAAGACCCGCTCAGTGGCTATTCTGGCATCGACATTGGCGACATTCCAGAGTCTCCTATTGATCATGGTTTGGAGACGGGTCTAGAAGGGCTGGAACCTTCCGGCACGCCTCCCGCTCAAGACAAGAGCGTCAGCGAAGCCCAGCATAAAGCCATGGCTGCTGCTGCGGAAGGTGAGAGTACGCTCGGCATCCCTGAGAATGTGGGCAAGGAATTCTTGCATGCCGACAAAACAGCCTAAGACCGCCCGAGCGGTAACTGCGAATAAAGGGGTGGAAGTGTCCTATCGCAAGGCCCTGGACAAACTCATTGCCGAAATGTCCAACAGTGTCGAATACTGGCTAGAGGCCGCGTACAAGGCCAATCCTCCGCGCATTGCACAAGATGCGTTGCCATCTGCTGAGCTGTCTAAGAAGGTCAAGATCTTGGCAGATCGATGGACGGAGCGTTTCAATGAAATGTCCGTGAGCATCGCCAAGCGATTCACAGAGCAAGGCGTAAAGCATACCGACTCATCGTTTAAGCAAGCCCTCAAGGACGCAGGGTGGACCGTCGAATTTAAGATGACTCCGATCATGCGTGATGCGACAAACGCGGTGATTCAGGAGAACGTTTCGCTCATCAAATCGATTCCATCCCAATACTTTACCGAGGTCGAAGGTATTGTCATGAGGGGTTTTTCTCAGGGGCGCGACTTGCAAGCAATTAGCAAGGACTTGCAAAGTAGATATGGAGTCACCAAGCGGCGCGCAGCCCTTATCGCAAGGGACCAAAGTAACAAACTGACGGCGACCGTAACTCAAGCCCGCAGAGTGGATTTGGGGCTGTATGAAGCCATATGGGTGCACAGTGGCGCGGGCAAAGAGCCAAGACCATCGCATCTAAAAGCAGGCAAGGATAAATTGAAGTTCGATGTAAGAGAAGGTGCTTACTTGGACGGCAAATGGGTGCTTCCTGGGCAGGAAATTAACTGCCGCTGCTCGTCTAAAACGGTGCTTCCGTTCTAATTTTTTGCACGTGGGGCTGGCGCAAACGCAAAAAATAGGGGAAAATCCCTATATGCAAAATGTAGGAATTGCGTTTGACAAGCAATCCGTGCGCACGTTTGACGCGGACGGACGAATGCATGTCGCCAAAACTCCTATCAGCAAAGCCAATGTGTGTCCGTATCTTGGCCGGGAAATTCCCGGCTTTGATTCATTGGGGCTCGATCCTAATAAGACATACCGGCTTTATCGTGATCCTGCCGAGTTGGAGAAAGGCGCATCGACCTTTAACAACATCCAGCTTCTACACAAGCACATCAAAGTAGATGCCGATGAGCCGCAAAAAGAACATATTGTCGGGAGCATCGGCAGTGATGTGAGGTTTGAAGCGCCTTACCTCGTTTCCTCGCTTTGCGTGTGGGACTCTGAGGCAATCGCACTGATTGAGGCTAACAAGCTGGATGAATTGTCCAGCGCTTACAGATATGTCCCCGTCATGGAGCCAGGAACTACGCCAGAAGGCGAGGCTTATGACGGACGGATGACAGAGATTCAGGGCAACCATTTGGCGCTGGTGGAAGTCGGTCGCGCCGGTCCTGATGTGGTGGTGGCCGACTCCAATCCCTTCAATCCTTCAAAGGAAGAACCTGCCATGAAGAAAACCGCGCTGGGGCATGCCCTGATCGTGGCCCTTTCGGCAGCATCCCCCAAAATCGCGCAGGATTCCGCCCTGCCGCAATTGCTGGGCGGTGCCGTCAAAAAGGGTTTTGATAAACCCGCAGTCAGTAAGCAACTGATTGCAATGGATGAATCCTTGTCTCCTGAAAAGGTGGACGAAATCATCGACGCCGTTCTCGGTGTTGAGCAAGCCCCTGAGCCGACAGAGCCGAAGCCTTTGGGCGTTGGTGATGGTTATGACGGCGATTCCAAGCATGCGGAAATTATCGACTTCCTCAAGACGAAGGGCCTTGACGCTCCCAGTCTGGAAGCCGTTGGCAACATGCTGACCCGACTGACCACGCCCCCGGCTAAAGACGAAGGCTTGATGAAGCCCGAGGAAGTTGACCAGAAGGTCACGACTGCCATGGACGAAATGCGTAAGGAATTCCGTGCCCTTGAGGCCGCGAAGTCCGCAGTTCGCACCACGGTTGGCGATGTGATTGGTATGGACTCTGCCGAGGACGTCTACCGCTTTGCCCTGGATCACCTCAAGGTTGATCACAAAGATATGCCCGCTGCGGGTCTGGCGCGACTGTTCCAAGTCGCATCCGAGCGCAAGGCTGAACCCCGCAAGACGACGATTGCTGCTGACTCCGCTTCTGCGCTGGAAAGCATCAAGGGTCTTGATCGTTTCACCACTATTTAAGGAGAGTACATCATGGCTCTTGGTTTTCAGCAAACCGTCCAACTGCAACAAGCTGCGGCTGTTGCGGGGGACTTCGCATCGGCTAACCCCCGTGCATCGGTCGTGTCCCATGAGGGCACTTTGGTCGCAGGCGCTAACGGCGTGACTGTGGCGCGTTTCGCTTGGGCTACGGCGGCTGGTCTGGTGTCTAACACCGTGGTTAGCTCGGCTAATGCTTTTAGCAACAAGCCCACCGGCTTTGTGCATCGTCGCCAAGGCGCTGCGCTTATCACCACGTACCTCGGCGAAGTCTCTAACCTTGTTCCGCAAGGCTTCGAGGTTACGCTGATGGAGACCGGTGATTACTGGGTGGCTCCTTTGGTCAACCAAGCTCTGATTGGTCAGAAGGTTTTTGCCAACCTGGGTGACGGCACGATTCGCACGGCTACCGCTGGCTCCACGATTGCCAACTTTTCAGGTACTGCGAGCTTCGCAACCAACGTCATGACCGTGACGGTTGCCAGCTCTGGCACTTTGAAGGTGGGCGATGTGATCACTTCGGCTGGCGTTGCTGCTGGGACGTACATCACTAGCTTTGGTACCGGCACTGGCGGCACGGGCACTTATAACCTGTCCACCACGCCGGGCACTATCACGGCTCAAGCGGTCACTTCCACCAGCTATGTGGAAACTGACTATTTTGTGACTGGCTACCCTGTCGGCGGCAATGGCGCTGTGGGTGAGTTGGTTGTTATGTCCCGCGTTCAATAAGGAGGGCGCACAAAATGGACCCGATTCTCCAAGCACTTAACGAGCGCGCAGGCATTGCCTTTGATGGCTTTAACTCGCGCATGCTGCCCAAAGGCAAGGGCTATCGTGACATCGTTGGCCTTGCGCAAGACGGTGGCCTGATGGCTATGGACGCTGCCTATCCGCTAGTGACCAACGCTAACAGCGGCATCCCCGCGATGCTGTCCACCTACATTGACCCCAAGCTGATCGAAATCTTGGTGGCTCCGATGAAGGCTGCTGAGGCTGCTGGCTCTGAGGTTAAGAAGGGCGACTGGACTACGCGCACTGCGATGTTCCCCGTGATTGAATCGACTGGTGAAGTTACCTCTTACGGCGACTTCAATAACAGCGGTTCGTCGGGCGGCAACTTCCAGTTCCCGCAACGTCAGTCTTACCACTTCCAGACCGTTACCCAGTGGGGCGAGCGCGAGCTTGCTGATGCTGGCTTGGCTAAAGTGGACTGGGCGGCTCGTCAAAACATTTCGTCGGCTCTGGCTCTGAACAAGTACCAGAATAAGACGTACCTGTTTGGTGTGTCTGGCCTGCAAAACTACGGCATGCTGAACGACCCCAGCCTTCCTGCTGACGTTACGCCCAACACCAAGACGGCTGGCGGTACTCAGTGGATTCTGTCCACGGGTCAAATCAACGCGACCAACTTGGAAATCCTGGCTGACGTTCAAAAGCTGTTCTTCACGCTGCAAGCCCGCGTGCAAGGTCTGGTGGATGTGAACACGCCCATGACCCTCATCATGTCCCCGCAAACCAGCGTGGCGATGACCGTGGCGAATGGCACCGTTACTACCGTGACGGCGTGGGACCTGATCAAGAAGGCATTCCCCAATCTGGAGGTTAAGACCGTCCCCGAGTACGCTACGGGTTCTGGTCAGAAGATTCAGCTTGTGGTGAATGAGTACGAAGGTCAGCCTACGTGGTCTTGCGCCTTCACCGAGAAAATGCGCGCCCATCCGGTGATCCTTGAGCTTTCTTCTTTCAAGCAGAAGAAGTCGGCGGGCACCTGGGGGACGGTCATTTTTAGGCCCATGTTCATTCAGGGCGGGATTGGATACTGAGCAAACCGGCCCCGGGGGAACTCGGGGCCTTCATTAAACAGGAGTAAGCATGTCTTTTGTAGCTATCGGTTGCCGCCTTCCGAGTGGCATTGTTTTGGACTTGGGTGATCCATCTAAGCCCACGGTTGAAATTGCTGGTCAGCGTCAGGCGCAAGAACGCAGCCCTATCGTTCTTCTCTCCGAGGCCGACTATGGAATCACCATGGTCGAGGAATCGTTTTGGGAGGCTTTCAAAAACCGTGTTGGCCCTGAGTTCGCCCCGATCAAATCTGGCGCGTTGTTTGAGGCCAAGAACGATCAGGAAGTCAAGGCGAAAGCCAAAGACCTAAAAGACAAAAAGACGGGCCACGAGCCTCTCCCTCCCGAAGAAGGTTCGATCAAGAAAGCCGCTTAAATGGCAATCGCCACATTCGACGCTGCGGCTTTTAAAGTCCGTTACCCGGCTTTTGCTTCGGTGTCGGATGCGTATTTGCAAGCGTGTTTCAATGAATCCGGGCTGTACCTGTCAAATACAGATTGCAGCCCGGTCCAAGACATTACGCAACGTACTCAGTTGTTGTGGATGCTCACGGCGCACATTGCATACCTGTCGGGAGCTTTGAATCCGCAGGGGGCAGCTGGTGGGCCTAACCCCGTTGGGCGCACTTCCAGCGCAACCGAGGGCAGCGTTTCCGCGAGCTTGGAATACGGAGTACCTGGGACTGCCGCATGGTTCGCCCAGACGCAATGGGGCGCGGCTTTCTGGCAAGCTACGCTTTCTCTCCGCTCGTTCCGCTACATGCCCAGACCCACAAGGTACTGACATGGAACTAAAGGGCGGAGACAAATTACAGCAGGCGCTTTCCGATATCGCCGACAAGATGAGCGGCGCGGCAAAAGCTGGGTTTCTCGAAAACGCCACGTATCCAGACGGTACGCCTGTTGCGGCTGTTGCTTTCTGGAATGAGTTTGGCACGACAACCATTCCGCCCCGCCCGTTCTTTCGCACTGTCATTGCCGAAAAATCCGGTGAGTGGGCAGATCGTTTGGGCAAGACTGCGGTTCATTTCGAGTATGACGCCGACAAAGTTCTAAACTTGATGGGCCAAACTATTGTTGAGGACATTCAGCAATCCATTGTTGGATGGACTGACCCAGAGAATGCGGCCTCTACCGTGGCGAAGAAGGGCTTTAACAAGCCGCTGATTGATACGGGAACAATGCAGAACAGCGTAGATTATGAGGTTGAGAAATGATCAATCTGCGCGCTCTTGCCAACTTTGCGACGCAAACAATTAACCCGAATATTCCGGTTACTGTGTTTGTGCCGAATGGATACACGATTGACCCATTGACCCGAGAGCAAACTCCGGTTTATGTTGAAACTCCCGGATGGGGTAACGTTCAGGCGTTAGACGGCGATGATTTGAAGCAAGCAGAATACCTGAATATTCAAGGCACTTTGCGCAGCGTCTATTTGTACGGCGCTGTGGCAGGGGTCATTGATCCAGATGCTCAGCCTAGCGCCGATCTGGCGTTTTCCCATGGTGGAGTTTCTGGACGCTGGAGTGTGTTTAAGGTATTCGAGACTTGGCAAAATTGGTGCAAAGTCGGCGTCGTGTATCAAGGTTCCACATGACTATTGACGCTGCTGTTGTTGCCTTGACCAATTTTTTGCAGCCCATCATGCCGGTGGGTACGCAGATAGTGCGCGGGCAGGCCAATTCGACGCCTCCGCCTAATCCGCCGTCTATTGTCATTACAGAAGTCGGTCAGCCTCAGTACACCACGACGCGAACCAGCGTCAATGGGCTTACTGAGCAAATGACATATCTGATGCCGAAGATGCTCAATTTCCAAGTGGATTTCTACGGTCCATCTTCTGGAGATATGTGCTACACGGCGGTTTCCATGTTCCGTAGCATTTACGGGCCTGCAAATTTCCCCGATGGAATTGAGCCGTTGTATTGCAGTGATGCTTTGCAAGCACCGTTAATCACGGGTGAAAAACAGTATCAAAGGCGCTGGCTTTCTACCTTCTCCCTACAGTACAATGCATCCGTGGTAGTGGAGCAAGAGAGCTTTGTCAACCCAGGGGAAACCCGAGTTGACCCGGTTGACGTAACTATCCCAGTGGAGTAATTCATGACCCAAACCATCCCAGTTTCTCAGATCGCCACCATTAACCCGGGCGTGGTTAGTGCTGGCGGCAATCCGCTATCTCTGAATGCCGTTTTTCTGGATCAAAGCCTTTTGGTTCCTACGTCATCGCTCTTGGAATTTTCCAGCGCGGACGATGTGTCGAACTATTTTGGCTCTAGCTCCACCGAGGCGGCTCTAGCTAGTAATTATTTCCTCGGTTTCGACAACAGCACAAAGAAGCCCGGCACGCTGTATTTCGCTGGCTATGCGAATGTGGCGCGCGCCGCCTTTATACGTGGGCAGTCTCTTGCTGGGTTGACGCTGACTCAATTGCAGGCCATTTCGGGAACTCTGTCTTTCACGATTGACGGCGTTGTAAAAACTGGCACGGTTAACCTTGCCGCAGCTACCAGCTTCGCCAATGCGGCCACGTTGATTAGCACCGCTCTTTCGCTGTCTGGCGGACAGGCCGTCACATGGGATGCAACATACTCGCGGTTTGTGTGCACTTCCGGGACGACGGGCAATAGTTCGACCATGACGTATGGATCGGGCACTGCTGCAGCGGCTCTGGGATTTACGGCTGGAGTTTTGTCGCAAGGCGCGGCGGTTGATACTCCTGCATCGGCAATGGATCGCGTAAAGCAACAGGGCCAGAACTGGGTCACGTTTATGACGATCTTCGCCCCTGATCTTGCCAACAAGACCGCGTTTGCTGTCTGGGCAAATGGGCAAAACAATCGATATGCATATGTTGCCTGGGATACGGATGCCGGGTATCTGACTGCAAATAATGCATCCGTATTTGGCACGATTGTTGATGCCAACAATTACAACGGCACGTTTGTTGTTTATGGCTCTGCGGCTCTTGCTGCTTTTGTCTGCGGTTACGCCGGGTCGGTGGACTTCCAGGCTACTAACGGTCGCGCAACCCCCGCTTTCAAGTCTCAATCTGGTTTGACGGCTACGGTTGATACTTTGTCTGCCGCTACCGCAGTGCTGAGCAATAACGCCAGTTACTACGGTTTGTATCAGGCCCCCGGCCAAGGCAACATTTACAGCATTCTTTACGATGGCCGAATGAACGGTTCGCCGTTCCGCTGGCTTGATACGTACATCAATCAGATTTATCTGAATGCTCAATTGCAGTTGGCCATCTTCGTTGGTCTGACGCAGAACAATGCGACTCCGTACAACTCGCAAGGGGAAACGCTGATTCGCTCGTGGTGCCAAGACCCGATCAACGAAGCGTTGAACAACGGCTCTATCCGCACCGGCGTTCCTTTGAGTGCCGCACAGAAAGCGCAGATCGCAAGCCAAGCCGGTTTGGATATTTCCGCCCAACTGGAAGGCCAAGGCTACTACCTGCAAATCCTGCCCGCGAGCGCGCAGGTTCGACAAGCCCGCCAATCACCTCCCATCACTCTGTTTT